GCGGGACCGAGTGGGGCAATCCGTTTCGCATCGGTGCCGGGGGCTCGCGCAAGCAGGTCATCGAGCAGTACCGGGTGTGGCTGCTGAGCGACCCAGTCAGGGTCCGTCGCGTGGTGGAGTGCCTGGCCGGACGTGACCTGGTGTGCTGCTGCAAGCCCAGCCTGTGCCACGGCGACGTGCTGCTGGAAGTGGCAAACCGTGACCCCCTTATTTGACGTAGTCCAGCCACTTAACGAGAGAATCCCGATGATTGAAAGTCCGATTGAAGACTGGGTCTGTGACAAGGCCCAGGATGCTGGCTGGCTGGTGCGCAAGCTGCAGTGGGTAGGACGCCGGAACGCTCCCGACCGGTTTTTTGCCAAGGACGGGCGCGTGGTGCTGATCGAGTTCAAGCGACCCGACGGGGAGCCCCGCCCAACGCAGGCAAAAGAGCTGGCCGCGCTGCACGCCGCCGGTGTCGAGGTGCATACCGTCGACAATCCGTTGGCAGGGCTGCGCGTACTGGGGGTGGCGTATGCGTAGCTACGCTGACCTGCGCCAGATTCAGCACGTCGGCGTGCAGCGGGTGCTCGACTGCCCACACGTCATGCTCGGGCTGCAGATGGGCTTCGGCAAGTCGATCATCACGCTGACCGCGTTGCGCCAACTGCTCGATACGTTCCAGATCCAGCGGGCGCTGATCATCGCCCCGCTGCTGGTCGCCGAGGAGACCTGGCCCGATGAAATTGACAGCTGGTCGCACACCCGCGTGCTCGACTACGAAGTGCTGACCGGCCCCGTAGGACGCCGAGAGCAGCGCGCCCGGCGGCTGCCCGAGATAAGTATTATCAACACGGAGAACGTCGTGTGGCTGGTTGATCTATGGGGTGACGACTGGCCCTATGACTGCCTGGTGATCGACGAAATCTCCTGGTTCAAGAATCCCGCCAAGCGCACCAAGCCGACCAAGGTGGCCGTCCAGAAACTGATCGACGGGGCGATGCAGGCGCTGCCCCGCGGGACGCCCCCCGAGGAGGTGGAGCAGGCGGTAGCCAAGGCCGTCAAAAAAGCGCAGCGCAACTTCACCCGCTTCGGCGCGCTGTGCCGCGTGCGCAAGCACATCGACCGCGTGATAGGCCTGACGGGGACCATGGCCCCCAACGGGCTGCTGGACATCTGGAGCCAGTTCTACCTGCTGGATGGCGGCGAGCGGTTGCAGGGCAGCTTTAACCAGTACCGGACCCGCTACTTCGAGGGCGACTATCAGGGCTTTAAGTACCTGCCCCGCCCGGGCGCCTTCGAGCAGATTGTGGCGCGGATCAGCGACATCACGCTGAGCATGAAGACCGCAGACTATGTAGATATGCCGCCGGTGATGCACAACACCATAGCGGTACGCCTGCCCGCGAGCGTGATGGCCCAGTACCGCAAGTTCGAGCGCACGTTGCTCCTCGAGGAGCACGACATCGAGGCCGTCAATAACGGGGTACTCACCGGCAAGCTGCTGCAGTTGGCCAACGGGTCGGTGTACGACGCCGAGGGCGAGGTGATCGAGATTCATGCGCTCAAGATGGCCGCCCTCGAGCGCGTCATCGAGGAGGCCAACGGCGCCCCCGTGCTGGTCGCCTACAGCTTCCAGTTCGATCTGGCCAAGCTGCGCCGCAAGTACCCGCATGCCGAGGTGCCGGGCGAGATGCCCAATCTGCAGAAGCGCTGGAACGCGGGCGAGGTTCCGCTGCTGCTGGCGCATCCGGCATCGGCGGGGCACGGCCTGAACCTGCAGTACGGCGGCTGCATCACGGTCTGGTACGGCCTGAACTGGAGCCTGGAGCTGTACCAGCAGCTGAACGCGCGCCTGCACCGGCCCGGGCAGACAGAGACCGTGATGATTCACCATATCGTCGCGGAGGGCACCGTGGACGAGCGGGTGATGGCGGTTCTTCCGCAGAAAAACGCGACCCAAGACGCACTGGTTGAGGCGACCAAGTACCGGGCGGGTTAGCGGAGCTACCGCTGATCGTTTCTAGGTCTCTTTTGGTTGAAATAGACCAATTTAGACGAAAATTAATTGACACCATTGCTGGATAGTTCACCCTCTATTCAACGTATAATTGACAAGTAAATTAGCTTGCCAGAGGGTACGGACGCAGCGGACGAACGTCTCGCTAGGCGTCTGGTAGTCCCGCAGAAACTCTGGCCCCCGTGAGGATAAAAGGATGACGGACAGTAGTTTTGTCGGCAGGCTCAAGACGGCCTGTGATGGGCACCCGGATGTGCCCGCCTATGGCTTGGGGCGGCAGACCTGGGTCAAGGAAAAGATGCAGGTGAGCCATGAGGCCGTGCGCAAGTGGTTCACCGGCGGCCGCCCGCGCCCAGCCAAGATGTCGGAGTTGGCACGCCTGCTGGGCGTCGACGAGGCGTGGCTGTCGTTGGGGGTAACGCCCGGGATGGCTCCGAAGGAGCGCAAGGCCCGTAACGCGCAGGCGCAGGGCGTGGTTAATGTGTTCATGGGCCTGCTGCAGCTCGGCGGCGGGCACTGCGCCTTCCCCGCGGAGGACGACCCCGCTCGGGGGTACGTGAGCCTGTACGCGATCCGTGGCGGCACGCAGACCTCGTACCATGTCACGCTGGGCCAGCCGCTCGAGGGCGGCGGAGTCCGTTTTATCGTGCCCAGCGAGTACGAGAAATGCGTCGTGGTGGGGGCCGTCCCCGCCACCCGGGGGGCGGTTTCGTTTCTACGCCTGTCGGCAGAGCTAGTGGACCAGCACGGCGTCCGCAAGGGCGGCTACGTGGTGGTGGACGTACAGCCCGATGACGCCCATAAAGGGCAGTATGTATCCGGGACGGACCGGTGGCCGCTAATCGACGACTTCACCGTCTAGCGACCACGTACCCGCCCCTTAACTCGCCCGTTATGGGCGTTTTTTATGTCTGCCAGTACCACTAAAGGGTTAATTTTCAATGAATAGCACGACAGAGAAGGTTATCGAGGACGTGATCGAGGCGGAGGGCGGCTACGCCAACGACCCGAACGACCGCGGCGGCGAGACCATGTACGGCGTTACCGTGGCGGTGGCCCGGGCGGCTGGGTACGTGGGTGCTATGCGTGAGCTGCCGCGCAGCCTGGCGCAGACGATCTACCGCCAGCGCTACATCCAGACGCCGCAGTTTGACGCGGTGTTGCGCATCTCTCCGCAAATCGGCAGCGAGATGATCGACACCGGTGTGAACATGGGCCCTCACCGTGCCGCCGAGTTTCTGCAGCGCTGGCTGAACGGCTTTAATTCCCCGGGTAGCCGGTACAGCGACCTGTTCGTGGACGGCCGCGTCGGGGCGTTGACGCTGGACGCGCTGGAACGCTTCCTCGACAAGCGCGGCCGTGAAGGGGAGAACGTCATGCTCCGTGCGCTAAACGGCATCCAGGGGGGCTACTACCTGGAGCGGACCGAGAAGGATCGCAGTCAGCGCGACTTCCTGTACGGCTGGGTACGCACCCGTGTCGTGATGTAGGATTCAACCGTTAGTTGACTTAGTACCAGTTGGTGGTGAGAATTCGGGGGATATTACCCGGAGAAAGCCATGAACCGCCCCGCGGCCAGCAAGCGTACCCCGCCCAAGACATCTAAGACCGCGGGTAAAACCGCCCCCGAGCCCAGCGATGAAGACCTGATCGGCGGACCCGCACCCGAGGACCCGCTGGTCATGGCGTTGGCGGATGTCTACGGCGGGGTCAGTTCCAGTTGGCTGGCCCAGGTTTTCGGCCACGATAAGAACACGATTGCCAAACGGCTCGCCTCGGCGGCCATCGAGGTCGTCGGCCGGCGCAATGGCGGGCCGTTGTACCGTATCCCCGACGCGGCGGCCTACCTGGTCAAGCCCAAAGTCGATCTGATCAGCTACATAAAAAGCCTGCGGCCCAACGACCTGCCGCCGATGCTCAATGACGCCTACTGGGCGGCCATGCTCAAGCGCCAAAAGTGGGAGGAAAACGCGGGCGACCTATGGCGCACCGAAGACGTGCTGACCGTATTCGGCGACCTGGCGTTCTCGTTCAAGACGACAGCGAACCTGTGGGTCGAGGAAGTTGACCGCACCAAGGGACTCACCCCGGAGCAACGCCTGGCGATCACACAGCTGACGGACAACCTGCTGGAGAGCGTCTATCAGCTGATGGTCGAGGCGCCGAACAAGCGCCAGACACTGCCCTCGGCCAGCGAGGAGGGTGCCCGCCCCCCGGAGTCCACTGAGCCCGTGGAGGCCTCCGCGTGAGTTATCCGTCCTTGGAAGCGATGATCGCGGCTGCCGCGTCGGGTATCCGCCCGCCCGAGCGGCTGACCGTAGCGCAGGCTGCCGAGCGTTACCGCTACCTGAACAACCCGGGCAGCTACGTCGGTTACTGGGACAACACCGTCGCACCGTACCTGGTGGAGCCGATGGAGTGCCTGACCAGCATCGACTATACCGGCATGGTTTTCGCGGGCCCCGCCAGGACTGGCAAGAGCGATATGTTTTTCAACTGGCTGGCGCATACCTCGATCTGCGATCCCGCGGATATGATGCACGTTCTGATGACCATGAGCGTGGCCCGCGACTGGAGCCAGAAGGACCTACGCCGGGCGTTCCGGCACTCCCCCGACCTGGGCAAGATGGTGGCCCCCGGCAGGCACAACCAGTCGACTCACGACATCCGGTTCCTGAGCGGCATGCACCTGAGCGTCAAGTGGCCGACGATCACCGAGCTGTCGGGCAAGACCGTGGGCCGCAACTGGATCAGCGACTACGACCGGATCAGCGAGTCCATCGACGGCGAGGGCAACGCTTACGACCTGACCGCCAAGCGGGCGACCACGTTCCGGCGCAACGGTATGACCGTCGCCGAATCATCGCCAGGCTTTGAAATCGAGG